ATCAGGACCGGATCAAGTTGCGAAGGCGTGATGCGTCGCGCGGTGTGCATAACATTGCGGATGCATGGCCGTCCGCCGGACAGGAAAATTTTGGCCGATAGGGAGAATGGTGCCCCGGGCTTGCGCAGAAAATAGGAAATTAGTCCTTGACAGCGATACGCTCCCGCAGTAGGGTCCGGCCATGCTCCAGAATTGCGTTTCGGCGGCGTCGCGGCCGCGACATCTTTTCCGGGGAACATCGCAAAAACGCATGCGTTGATCGCTTAGGGAAACTGAAGCGAGGTCATCATGGCGAAAGTCGAGCATGTGCAGGGCGAGCGGCGCGTGGTGGAAACCCCGACCGAGGCGCGGCAGGCCGAACCGGGGCCGTCGATTCTGGCGCTATTGACCATCAGCACCATCGCGGCGGCCTTCGTCCTTGCGATTGTCTGGTTCGTGTTCTTCAGGACGTAGCTGAAGGTGATCGTGTCCCGGGCGCGATGCAGTGCGAAGCGCTGCTTCGCAGAACCGGGACCGCAACAAATTAATACCTCTGTCACGGCCCCGGCTCTGCGGAGCGGCATAAGAATGCCGCACCGCGTCCGGGGCACATTTTTTCCGAACCACTGTTTAGGACTCGCGGACAATGGCCAAAAAACCTTCGTCCACGCCGGTGAAAAAGCGGGCAGGGGCGAAGGGAGCGAAGAAGACCGTCAGGAAAACCGGCTCCGGGAAAATTTCATCCAAGACAAATGCGCCGAAGACAGTCGCGCCGAAAAAGCCCGCCGGGAAGACATCTGAATCCGAAAAACGCCCGCGGGCGAAAGTCCTTAAGGAGCCTCCGAGCCATCTCGTTGTCGACGACAGCGATCATGCCGCTGTCGCACTGGTCTCCGCCGCCGCGCAATCGGCCGGACCCCATCGCATCCGCAACCGGCGCTCGGCGGTCGACCGCCTAAATGATCCTCCGCCCGGGCAGGAGCCCGCGGTGTCGCTGGTGCAGCGGGTGGGCGACGCCATCGAGCGCGAACTGGAAAAGATCGAACGCCTGATCGGCGACAGCCACATTCCGCCGCTTGCCCGCGCGGACGCCGAAAGCCGTGCGCGCGTGCTGGCGTCGCTGGCGCGCACCCTGAAGGAAGTGATGCGGCTGCGCGAGCAGGAGCGCGGTGCCGATGAGGACAAAGCGAAAGCCGCCGATGACGACGCCGCTCCCCGCGATCTCGACGAATTCCGCCGCGAACTTTCGCGACGCCTGGAAGGCATGGTCGGTGCCGCAGCGCCGCTTCCTGCTGGAAAGCATGAGCCGGGCTGAACTCGAACTGCTGGCCGCGCGATGGGATGTGTTCGCGCACGATCATCAGGTGCCGCCTGCGTTCGCGCCGAACGGCCAGCCGTGGCTGACATGGCTGCTGATCGGTGGACGCGGCGCGGGCAAGACGCGCGCGGGCGCGGAATGGGTGAGGGCGCAGGCGCTGGGCCTGCCGCCGCTGGCGGATGGGCCGGTGACGAATATCGCGCTGGTTGGCGAAACAGAACACGATGTGCGCGAGGTCATGGTGGAGGGCGTTTCGGGGCTGCTTGCGATTCATCCTCGTAGCGAGCGGCCTGCATGGCTTCCCTCGCGCAAGCGGCTGGAATGGAACAATGGCGCGGTGGCTTATGCCTTCTCCGCGGAAGATCCGGAGAGTCTGCGCGGGCCGCAATTCGGCTGCGCGTGGTCTGACGAGATGGCGAAGTGGCGCTATGCGCAGGCGACGTTCGACATGCTGCAGTTCGGCCTGCGGCTCGGTAGCCAGCCACGCCAGCTCATTACAACGACACCGCGCCCGACCGCGCTGATCAAGCGGCTGATGCTGGAGCCGACCAGCGTGGTGACGCGCGCGGGCACGCAGGCCAATGCGTATCATCTTGCGCCGACATTCCTGAAAGGCGTGCTGGCGCGATATAAAGACACGCGGCTCGGCCGTCAGGAACTGGACGGCGAGATCATCGAGGATCGGCCCGACGCGCTGTGGTCGCGCGCGCTGATCGAGTCGTGCCGCGTGCGGGATCTGCCGCCGCTGGCGCGTATCGTGGTTGCGGTCGATCCACCCGCCTCAAGCGGCAAGCGCGCCGATGCCTGCGGCATCGTGGCGGCGGGCATCACGGACGATGGCGCGATTTACGTGATCGCGGACGAGACGGTATCGAATGCCACGCCCACGGTATGGGCTTCAAAGGCCATCGCGTTGTGGCGAAGGCTTGAAGCGGATGCGCTGGTGGCGGAAGTCAATCAGGGCGGCGAGATGGTGCGCACGGTGATCAACGAGGTGGACGCAAGCGTGCCGGTGGTTTCGGTGCGCGCGCATCGCGGAAAGTATCTGCGCGCCGAGCCCGTCGCGACATTGTACGCGCAGGGGCGGGTGAAACATGTGGAGATGTTTTCCGCGCTGGAAGACGAGATGTGCGACTTCGGTCCCGGCGGCCTGTCGTCCGGCCGCTCGCCGGACCGGCTCGACGCGCTGGTGTGGGCCATCGCATCGCTGACGTTCACATCGCGGGCGCAGCCGCGGGTGCGGGGGCTGTGAGGAGATGGATTTGCATGTGTCCCGGGCGCGATGCAACGCGCAGCGTTGCTTCGCAGAACCGGGACCGTAACGAACACCGCTTGTGTAGCGGTCCCGGCTCTGCGGAGCGGCATTTCATGCCGCACCGCGTCCGGGACACGCATTCGGAGTTCATAAGATGTTATCTGACAGATCGCGCCAGTCCGGATTGTTCTTCTCGATCAACTCGAATTTCCATGATCTGCGCCATCGTTTAAGCGAGTGCTCGCGTGATCTGGCTTCAAGGATCGAATTGTAGGTTTCGACATGCACCAGACTTGTCACACCGTAAGTTGAAGTGAAGCCTGGAATGAGTTTTGCGCGATGCTCTGTAAGCCTGCGCGACAGGTCGTTCGTGATACCAACGTAAAGCACGCCGCGCGGTGTATTCGCGAGAATGTAGACAAAGAATCTCCGATCCATCGGATGTGTCCCGGGCGCGACGCAGCGTATAACGCTGCTTCGCAGAACCGGGACCGTCAAGGGTCGTGTTTGTAACGGCCCCGGCTCTGCGGAGCGGCATGAAGGATGCCGCGCCGCGTCCGGGGCACACAAGCCAGAAAGCCCACATGCTCAATTTCAAAACTCTCTTCCGTGCGCCCGAATCCAAGGCCTCGCGCACCGCGCAGGTGCTGGCGTTCGAGAGCTGCGGGCGGGCGCGGTGGACGCCGCGCGATTATGCGGCGCTGGCGCGCGAGGGTTATCTCGCCAACGCCATCGTGCATCGCGCGGTGCGGCTGATCGCGGAGAACGCGGCGGCATGCAGCTTCCTGATCTACGAGGGCGCGCAGGAGCGGGAGGCGCATCCGCTGTCGCGGCTGCTGACGCGGCCCAACGCGCGGCAGGACGGCGCGACATTCTTCGAGGCGCTATACGCGCACATGCTGCTGGCGGGAAACGCCTATGTCGAGGCGGTCGCGCTCGGTGACGAGGTGCGCGAGCTTTACGCGCTGCGGCCGGACCGCATGAAGGTGGTGCCGGGTTCTGACGGATGGCCGGAGGCCTATGACTACAGCGTCGCGGGGCGCGGCGTGCGGTTCGATCAGCTTGCGTTGCCCGTGCCGCCGATCCTGCATCTGACCTTCTTTCATCCGCTCGACGATCACTACGGCCTCGCGCCGGTGGAAGCGGCGGCGGTGGCGGTGGATACGCACAACAGCGCGGCGAAGTGGAACAAGGCGCTGCTCGACAATGCGGCGCGGCCGTCCGGCGCGCTGGTCTATTCGGGACCGGAAGGTGCGGTGCTGTCCGACCAGCAGTTCGACCGGCTGAAACGCGAACTCACCGACACCTATCAGGGCGCGGTGAATGCGGGGCGGCCTCTCTTGCTCGAAGGTGGGCTCGAGTGGAAGGCGATGTCGCTGACGCCGAAGGACATGGACTTTCTCGACGCGAAGAATTCCGCCGCGCGCGAAATCGCGCTGGCGTTCGGCGTGCCGCCGATGCTGCTTGGCATTCCCGGCGACAACACCTATGCGAATTTCCAGGAAGCCACCCGCGCACTGTGGCGGCAGACCATCCTGCCGCTGGCGGCGCGCGTCGGCGCGTCGTTCGCGCACTGGCTGTCGCCGCAGTTCGGCGAGAGCCTACGCCTTGTGGTGGACGCCGATCGCATCGATGCGCTGGCGGGCGACCGCGCCGCGCTGTGGGACCGCATCGCGGGCGCGCCCTTCCTGACGCTGAACGAAAAACGCGAAGCCATCGGCTACGCGCCCGTGGAGGGCGGGGATCGGCTGGAGTGAGTTTCAAGGCCGTCATCCTGAGGTGCGAGCGCTTGCGAGCCTCGAAGGATGACAGGCCGTCGCCCTTCGAGGCCGCGCAAGAGGCGCGGCGCCTCAGGGTGACGGAAAGAAGAGAGCCATGTCCGACTTGATCCGCATTTTCAGCGAGCGTGGCGATCTCGCGCACCTCGCGCTGTTTCTCTGGGCGGTGGCGGCCAGTGCTGCATTCCTGATCACGCTGCGCGAACTGGCGGCCGCGACGCGGCGGTTCGACGAGTTCGTCCGCCAGCTCTCGCGCTTCAACCGCAAGGCCAAGGGCCAGCGGCATTTCAACCAAGAGGATTGATTGATGGATACGCTGCACACGGTGCTGCGGGCAATTGCGCCCGAGAAGAAATCGTCGCCGGATCATCTGACGGTGTTCCGCGAATTCCTGGCGCATCTCGACCGCATTCAGCACAAGGCGCCGGTGAGATCCGCTTCCGCGAAGCCACCGCGCAAGCCGTCGCGACGGAAGATGCCGAAGCGCGGGAAGTAGGCGCGTTCGCGATTATTTTCGGCGTCGTCCCGGCGCAGGCCGGGACCCAGACACCCTGCGTTATCGATACTGCGATGGATGGTCCTGTCCTTCCGTCGTCAACATGATGTCCGGTGGTTATGGGTCCCGGCCTGCGCCGGGACGACCTCGAATGTAAATTTCGCCTCGCGCGAAACAACAGCACCGACATTCAATGCCTTTTCACCCCCGCAACCTTCGCGAGGAATGCCCATGCATGCGCCGCTGTCAGCGACCACACGCGTTTCGCTCGCCGGCGACGGCACCGTGGAAGGCTATGCCAGCCTGTTCGGCGAGATCGACCAGGCGCGCGACATGGTGATGCCCGGCGCGTTCACGCAGACGCTGCAGAGCAGGGGCTTGCGCCGCATTCCGATGCTGTTCCAGCACGACCCGTCGGAGCTTGTCGGCATCTGGCTCGATCTGCATGAGGACTTCCGCGGGTTGTGGGCGCGTGGGCGCCTGATCCCGGATGTGGCGCGGGGCCGCGAACTGCTGGCGCTGGTGCGCGAGGGCGCCATCGACGGACTCTCCATCGGCTATCGCACCGTGCGCGCGAAGATCGATCCGAAGACGCGCGTTCGCAAGCTCTACCAGGTCGATCTCTGGGAAGTCTCCATCGTCACCTTTCCCTTGCTCAACGGCGCACGGGTGAGGGCGGTGAAGGGCGCGCGTCCCCGCGGCACTCGCATCAAATCGTCTTTCGTCCATCACGCATGACTTCAATCCATCACACAGGAGCTTTGACATGACTATCGACATTCAGGACCACGCGCCGGAGCACAAGTCCGGCATTTCTTCCGCCGCGCGCGGCGAGCATGACGCCATCATGGCGATGTTCGAGGAGTTCAAGGCCGCGAACGACCAGCGTCTCGATGCGGTTGGCCGCCGCGCCGACGTGCTGCTCGACCAGAAGGTCGATCGCATCAACGATGCGCTGGACGCACAGATGAAGCGCATCGACGATCTCGCGCTGAAGTCCGCGCGACCTTTGCTTGAAGGAGGCCGGCTGGAAGGCACGCGCGCGCATCTCTCCGATGCGTCGGCGCGCGAGCACAAGAGCGCCTTCGACGCCTATGTGCGCCAGGGCGAGAGCGCGGGCCTGCGCGCGATGGAGACCAAGGCGATGTCTGCCGGCTCCAATGCCGACGGCGGTTACCTCGTGCCGGCCGAACTTGAACACGAGATCGGCGCGCGGCTGAAGGCGATCTCGCCGATCCGCTCCATCGCGTCGGTGCGGGAGATTTCCGGCGGCGTCTACAAGAAGCCGTTCATGACCGCGGGTCCCGCCGCCGGCTGGGTCGGCGAGACGGATTCGCGCACACAGACCACGTCGCCGACGCTCGATGCGTTGAGCTTCCCGGCGATGGAGCTTTACGCCATGCCGGCGGCGACCGCGACGCTGCTCGACGACTCGGCGGTGAAC